TCAGGATCATCAGGGTGTGTTACTAAAAAGCCATCACGAATACGCATTAAAGCTTGAACGCAAGTATCGTGTATGTCATCATGCTTTCCATAAGGGAAAGATCCCGATTCATCTAATACACTTTTAGTCCAATCTTCGTCCATTGTAAAGACTAACCCACCTTCGAACATGGGAGCAATAGCATGAGTTCTTGAAACTTTATCTCTATCTGGATTAAATGTAACTACAGGAACTCCTGATCTTCTCATATCTTGTATAAGAGATTGACCAGAGGCTCGTTGCTCAATCAGTACTTGATCGGGTTTCCATTCTTCGAAACTCTCTTGTGCTCTCTTTCTTAAATCAGGATACTCTAATCTTTCTTTCCATGCGTCTAATAATATTGCTGCAGCGTAAGGTACATTATTTTCATCACGAGCATTGAATACTCCCCAAGTAGTGCAAGCTGAAAAGTCAGCAGAACTTTTTGTAGAGAAGGCAGTATCATAAGATTGAAGTACATAAGATAACGAAGGGATTTTTTCTCCATCATAAATATTCCACCACTCTCTTTTGATAATGGATCCTTCATCATTACTTGGCTGCTGTTGATAAAGAGCTTGCCATACACGTTGACCGACTGTATCTTTAATTTTTTCTAAATCTTTTTTAGAATAAGCTTCTGGCCATAAAGCGTTACCTTTATCATCGATAGCAGGAAGGTCTAAAACTTTCCAATCTTCTTTACTCTCTGCTAAAATGTGGCCTGCTAAATCATCTTGATGCCATCGTGTTTGAATAATTATAATTTTTCCACCGGGTTGAAGTCTAGTGTAAGCGACTGACTTATACCATTCTACTAAATTTCTTCTTTGTGTCTCGGACTCAGCATCTTCTCTACCCTTTATAGGATCATCGATAATAAGTAGATGAGCACCTCTACCTGTAATCGCTCCACCGGCGCCGACAGCAGAATAAGTTCCACCTTGCATAGTGTGAAATCGTTTAGCTGAACTTGAATCAGCACGCAAGCCAACTTGTGGAAAGACACTATTAAAATCTGGAGAAGCTATCTGATTACGAACTTTACGACCAAAGTCATCAGCAAGTTCCTGAGCATAAGTAGATTGAATTACAAACTCTTTAGGATTATTTCCTAGATACCATGCTGGAAAGAACTCTGAACAGAGCATAGACTTTCCATGCCTTGGTGGCATAAAGACTGCTAATCTATTTATCTCTCCTTTTTCTAGAAGCTCTAAATTTTTTGCAATTAATTTTATATGTGCGGGATCCTTGTATCCAGGATATACATGCTTTGCATAATCTAACAAACTATCTCTCGATTTAGAAGTTGATAGTATCTTAGTTAAATGTTCAATGACTTCTGAAGCTCTTGGATCTTTAGTCTTTTTGTATATCTGAATAGCTGACTTTAACTTTTCCTTGATCTGGGATTTTTGCATTTTGTTTTCCGGCTCCTATCGCACCCGCTTTTTGATACTCTAAAAATTTTTCTTCTAATTTAATAAATGGTTTAATCTCTTTTTTAGTAATTTTTTTCCAATGTAAAGAAGATTGTCCAATTTTATCAAGGAACCAAGATAACTTACTTGCGTCCGCAAATCTGGCATTTACCATTTTTTGATGATGAAGATCACCTTCTTGATCAGGGTTCCCTTCTTTATAAGTTCTTTCTTTAAAGACTTCGTCATTATTGTTACCAGTAATATCTGCTCTATCGTGAAAAACTTTTATATCAACGTCTTGCATTATATCTAACATGTAAGCAACCTCAGAGACCCATGCATCATTTTGACCATGGAGACTTATGTGATCTAAACATCTAAACCAATCATAAGGTATAATGGGAAAGATACTATAAGGATGTCCTGTTTGTTCTTTTACTTTAAGAAGCTTGAATTGTCCATCAAACTTACCGATTTCTAAATCCCAATTTTTAGTTTCCATAATTGCATCGTCATTAAAGAACATTATCCAGTTACCTTGAGCATAGGCTCCTAGAGCATTATTATATAAATGTAAGTTCTCATATCCTTGTCTTGGAAATTTTATTACAGACCTAGCTGGATGTTTATCTTCTTTTAAAAAATCTATTGTAGCTTGATCATCATCATCTACTCCATAAAGTAGTTGAATTTTTGAGGGATCAGAAGCATTATCTAATAATGATTCTCTACATTTTTTAAGCAAAGATATCCTTTTTCTTGTAGGAAGCAAAATCGAAATAGTCATATGTTTATTTATTTCGTTTTAGATACTATAGAAACAAAAAAGTTGCCCACCATCACCCCTATTCAAGTAAGTCTCCCTACCAATGAATATCGCCTAGTTCTTTTATATAAACTTATATAAAAAAAATTTTTTTTTTACACAAAAATTTATACACATTTAAGCCATTCATCACTCTATCTCTCTCTTTCTCTACTAAAGAGTAGATTTCGTTTTTAAACTTTATACGATTAAAAATCGTTAAACTTAATACGTTTTTATTTTAGCTAATTATTAAAGAGAATAAGAAAATTTAGAAAAGAAAAGATAAAAAAAAAGCGTCTATAAATTAATATAGACGCTTAATTCTTTTAGTTAGATTTAAAGACTATTAACTAAATTACGAAAATATTTATTATTCTCGATAATCTCGTTCGATACTTTATTTTCTTTTATATAAGTATCGTTAGAATTTAATAAATCTAGATATAAATTCTTTTTACTTTTATCTAAGTAAGAATTTAAATCTATTAATAGATTTACTTTTTTAAATCTATTATTTTTAGTAGTATCGTATTCTATATCTATTTTACGATAATTATTATTAAACGCTAACGCTATATTAGTCGATAATTTAGCGTTCTCGTAAATATCGTAACTTTTACTTTTACTACGCTTATTATTAACTAATCTAAATAATAGTTTTTTATTAGCGTATTCTCTAAAAGATAAAGAAATTTTATTCTCTACTATCTTTTTTTCTACGTTATTTTCGATTATTTTTTTCATCTTTTTTTTCTACTTTCTATTTCTTTTAAAAACTCTTTTAATATAAAAAGATTTTATTTTTAAAAGATAATAGAATTATCTATTATTTTTTAATTAAAGTAAAATAAAAAAACGTTAAATTCTAGTATAAGTAGAAACTATTTTGTTCTCGTTTCGTTCTCTCTTTATTCTTATTATTCTAGTATAAGTAGAATTTCATATTAGTTAATAAATAACTATTATAAATAATAAAGCTAATAGAATTAATAATAAGTCTTTAAAGTATAAAATCATAATTAGTCTAACTTTCTTTTTAATTAATAAAATTAATTAATAATCTATTTTAAAAAAAAAAAAACGTTTTAATATATTTTTAAGTTACGGAAGGTCTAGAGCTTTTTCTAACAATTTTTTTATTATATTCTGATCCCTATTGCTCAATACTTTTTTCTTTCCTCCTTGATCAACGGTGATCAAGTCAATCAAGTCAAGTCAATCGAAGGGGCGATTTTTTCGCCCCCTCATAATTTATTATTATAAGCTTGATACTATTTGCTCGAAGTATTTTTGATTGTTTATAATACTTTGAGGTACTTTATTATCTTTCATAAACTCTCTGTTAGATGAAAGCATTTCCTCATAGAGCTTCTTTTTAGATTTAATGATATACTGAGGCACATCTACTAACACATTAGCTTTTTTAAATCTAAGGTTAGCGGTTGTATCGTACTCGATATCCACTTTTCTATAGTCGTTATCGAAGGCTTGCTTGATAGTTGAACTAAGTCTAGCTTTTTCATAAATGTTGAAAGACTTAGATTTATTTCTTTTAGGATTGAACAATCTAAAAAGAACTTTTTTGTCTGCTATTCCTCTAAACGATAGAGGTATTTTGTTTTCTACTAACTTTGTCATATATTTCTTCTTTCTGTTTTAGTTAATATCTGTACAGTATAGATATTTTTATACACAATTAAACAAGAATATAATTATATTGTTGTTGATATATATACTCCTGATCCTCGTTGCTCCATCTTGCGCCTTTGATCCCTACTGATCCTTTGATCCTTGCTGATCAACTAGGCACAAGCACCACAAGTCAAGTCAATCAAGTCAATGACTGCGGCGGCGTGTTATTGTATGTTGTGTGTTATATTATATTATTGTATGTTGTGGTCTTTCTCTATCTTGTCTAGGTATGTTGACATCTCATCATCGTTCATTGCGTCAAGTGTACTATGTTGTACTTCTTTCTTCTCAATCAAAAACCCTAACAGTTGGGCCTTCAACCTTATCGCATTGACCGCGGCGGAATATTGTTTCTTGCTACAAGCATCTTTGTACACCACATCTAGCTTTTCGACCTCTTGAGACACGCTTTCACCTGTCAAGCGCCTCGCATCAACCCTTAATCTATCGATGTACTGGATAATCTTATCTTTCTTTAAGTTTCTTGCGGCTTGTACATGAGCAGAAGTTTCAGAGTAACCTGCGTCAACAGCACTGGTTCTTTTACCTTTTCCTTGTGCTATACCCTCACAGAACTTCTTTTCCATTGAGGTTAAGGTTGCTTCGTTAGTCTGATGAATCTGGTCTATAGTTATCGCCATAATTATCCTACTATAACGATTATTTTATGATTGTAAATTAAAGATTATTCTCTTGTATGATTGTTTCTTCTATAAAATAATGGTCGTGATATTGTTTTCCGTTGTCGATAGTATATAGATAATAACTTCCTAAGGCGCTATCGTGCTCTAATTCGAATGTGCCAACCTTTTTATTATTATAGAAGATGTTTCCACCTTCTTCTTCGTATCCACACTTATCTATTACTTTACCTTTTTTATTTTTAAGAATTAAACTCATGATTGTCTCCTATATTATATTAATTTCTACTTCTTTGATTACGCATGTCTCACCAGTATTACTCTCTACGAAATCTCTGTGTTCTTCTGCTGATGCTTTATCTAAGAAAATAGAAATTGATTCGTATTGCGACTTTTCTTTGTTGAAATCTAAATTAAATCTACTAGGAAATGCCATATAAGTTACTGGGTCTTGACTGATTTTTTCTTTAGGTCTAAAATCTAAATTATTAACTATGTAGCCCCATACTTTCTTTTTAGAAATGTCCATACTTTCTCCTTTTTAGTTAGTTTTTACTAAATTTAAAAATATAGAATATTAATCTTTGTTATACCAAGATATTTCTT